GCCCGTGACGCGGCGATCAGCGATGCGGTTGCCAAGGTCGCTGCTGCCAAGTCTCAGGCCATCGCTGCGGCGAAGGTCGAGTCGGACAAGAAGGGCAAGGTCATCATCCAGTCCGCAGCACCGGATGTCGCAGACCGGCTCGTGCAGAACCTGTGGATCGACACGACACCGATCGGTGATCCTCTCGCACCGGGTAACGTGCCGAAGAAGTGGACCTCTGGCACGACGTGGGTTGCTGTCACGGACAAGGCTGCCACCGACGCTGCCGCCGCTGCTGTGGTCGCGAAGGACGCCGCCGACGCCGCACAGGCCGACGCGACCACCGCGATTGACTCCGCGAACGGCAAGAACACTCGCCGCTCCGGCCCGGCCATCGGAAGCGGCTCCACACCAACCACCCCGGTCGGCGCTGTTGCCGGTGACACGTACTGGGGTCGTCTCGCTGGTGTCGTCAAGCAACAGTGGGTGTACGACGGCACCACATGGGCGATGGAAACGGTCGACGTCACTTTGATCGCCAACCTCGATTCCGACTTCATCACCGCACGACTGCTTGAGGTCGATACCGTTTTGGCCCGGATCATCGCCGCTGGAGAAATCACCACCGGCGAACTCGCTGCGGGAGCGGTTACTGCCGCGAAGATTCAGGGTCAAGCGATTGACGGCATGGTCATCACTGGTTCAACACTGCGCACGGCTGCGGCTGGGCTCCGCACGCAACTCGACTCGATCGGGCTCCGCACATTCGATGCTGCCGGTGCTGAGTCTGCGCGGCTGTCGGCAGACTCCGGCGGAATGCGACTCTCGGGCACCCTAGACATGCGGGACGCGACAGGTACTGGACTTCGGATCGACCCCGACGACGAGGTCGTTGGCTCCGCCATCAGATTCTTTGAGAATGACATCCAAGTGGGCGAACTCGTCTCATCCTCCGGAGGAGCGATAATGCGGGCTAGCGGCTCCGGCGTCAGTTTCAACGATGGGCTAGGGTACGCGACGGCCATGGTTGGTTTCACGGTCCAGTCCGATGGCGCCGTGAACATCGTGGCCCCCAATGTGAACTTCGCCGCCTCCGAGTCTGGTGGAGTTTTTACCGGGTCTCCCACCGTTACGGGACTCGAAGAAAACCGGAAGTTGTACCACCGCGCCGGCACGGTCGAGCTCACCACGGGTGCCTCATCGTCAATGATTGAGACCGTCCTGTTCGGTGGCGATCCGATGGCCTCGGCACCTGTCGTGTTGGCTGGCTTCGGAGCCACCACTCTCCTATCTGCGAGCGCCAATGTTCGTACCGACACGTACACCGCTACGGGATTCCGCTTGATCGCAACAGGACTGGCCACGTCAACTACCTACACATTCGTCTGGGTTGCGACCATTCCGTGACCGCCCCCTGCCCACCGCTCCCGCAACTGTGCAAGGAGAGCCACAGATGACTAACCCGCCCACGACCGGCATCCCATGGCTCGACAACCTCCTACTCTGGGCCACAGTCGTCATCATCCTCGGCGGCGGCATAGCCGTATTTCGGCGTCAAATCCGGCCCCTCTTCATCAAGCTCGGCGACTTCTTCGATGACTGGAATGGCCGCGCGGCACGTCCCGGACGGCCGCGCGAACCCGGTGTTGTCGAGCGGCTGGCCTCCGTCGAATATCAGGTGCACAACAACGGCGGCGAGAGCATGAAAGACATCATCGACAAGACCTCGGCAGAGTTGACCGAACATCTTGAAGAGTTCGCCGCCATCAAGCCGTTGATCGAGGCCGCAGCCCGCCCGCCCCGGCCTGAGTCTGGAGAGTAGCCCGCACCCCACCACTTAGCCCGCACCCCACGGTGCCGGGCAACCCCGACGCGCCCAGGAGGCAATGATGACCAAGCGAAGCCCCGCCGAGTACGACTTCCCGGCGCTGGAGTTCGACGAACACCTACTGACCAAGCACTTCACCCCGTTGGGTTCACGCAAGATCGAGTTCGTTGTCGTTCATCACATGACAATCGTGGACACGTCCGACCAAGGCGCGCTCGACGCCTGCTACCGGGTGTGGCTGGAGCGTCAAGCGTCCGCGCACTATGGCGTCGCTGGCGAACTGGTCACCCAGTACGTGTGGGACAAGGACTACGCCTGGGCGTGCGGCGACACCTACGGCAACCTGCACGGCATCCACATCGAGCACCGCAACAGCAGCACCGGCCCGGAGTGGCTGGTGGCCGCGCTGACGATGCAGACCAGCGCCGAGCTTGCCGCGTGGCTCCACGTTGTCTACGACCTCGGCCGTCCCGTCGATCGGGTGACGCTCCGCCAACATGACGAGTTCTTCCCCACCGCCTGCCCTGGCCCGTTCCTTGGTGGGACCGAGTGGGACGCATACGTCCACATGGTGCAGAGACTGTACGACCAGATCACAGGCGCCGTCCCCGTCCCCGAGGTTCCACCGACCATCGACGGCAGTTACGTCATGAAGGCCGGCGACACCTTGTGGAGCGTGTCGCAGCAGTTCGGCGTGACCGTGGCCGAGCTGAGCAAGTGGAACGAGATCACCGACCACATGTCGCTGCCCATCGGAGCACGGCTCGACGTCACCGCGCCTCCCGAGCCCGAACCGAGCCCTCACGTCGCCGTCTGGGGCAAGCCTGAGACGTTCGTCCTCGGCGCGACCGGCCCCGACGTCACACGCCTCGGTGAACGCATCGTCATCTGGTCCAAGGCGCTCGACCTGCCCGACCCCTACAACGTCGGTCCCGGCCCGAAACACGGACCCCGCGACGTCTCTGGCCTCTCCGCAATCCAAGTCGCATGGGGCTACGGGTCCAAGCCTGCCGATCTCGCCCTCGGCGGCAACTCCGACGGCTACCCCGGACCCGTCACCTTCACCGACCTCGACAAAGATCCGCCGAAGTACCCCGAGGCGGACGGCCTGCTGATCGAAGCCATCAGCGCCAACCTCGCCGGATACGACGTCAAGGGCGGCAAGGCCAACCGGGTCCACCGCGCACGGACCACGATCCCTGACTACCTGCGTCCCAAACACCCCATGTGGTTCCACTTCCAAGAATGCGCCATCGACATGTGGCCCGAGCTCGACAAACGCCTCACCGGATACACCCGCGTCCCCGAAGGCGGCAAAGGCCGCGAGTCGTACTACCGCAACGGCCTCGGCATCAAGATCATCGAAGCCAAGCTGATGAACGTCACCCACATGCTGGCGAAGGACACCAAAGAGTTCCTAGTCATCGCGTGGGAGTGCGACGGCTACCGGGCGGTCGATGTGAACTTTCACTCCGAGAACCAGGGCATCATCGTGCAGCCCCTCCAAATGCGCGACGTCCTCAAAGCCGCCTACGCCATGTCGAACAAGCACGGCATCCCAGCAGCGAACGTCCTGGCAACTGGTGACGCGAACTTCAAGGGTGCCGCCGCGTTCATCCGACTCCTGCACGGCTGGAACGAAGTCTTCTACTCGGCAAAGAAGACCATCGACTTGCAGTACCACTCCACGAATGGCTGGCGGGCACGGCTCACCACGGGACGCCGGATCGACGTCGACGCAACCGGCAGCGGCGCCGACATCCTCGAAGCCGAGCAACTGTTCGGCGCCGTGATCTCTGACCACTGGCCCCACCGCGTGAAGCGCCGCCTGTACTGACCGCTCACTTCATCACTACCAAGTAGGAGGCACTATGAAGAACGCACTCGCACCACTGGCCAAGGCCGTCGCCGGCGCAATCAGCACGATCACCGTTTCGCTCGGCACCGCGATGGCTGACGGCGACCTGACCCGCCCCGAGGTCATCGTCGCGCTCGGCGCCGGTCTGGTCATCGGCGGCGGGCTGGTCTACGCGGCCCCGAAGAACGCCGAGTAGCCCGATGCGCCGCGAGCAGGTCGAAGCCATCGCCGCAGGTATCGCACTCATGGTGCTACTCGCGTCCCCGGCGCTCCTGCTGTTCGCACTCTGGGCCATGGGTCGATGAACCCGGTCCGCTGGGCGTGGTGTGTCGCAGCCGCCATCGCCACAACCATCGCCGACCACTGGCACCCACCCGGCCCCGTACTCGGCTACGACAGCACGTGGACAGACGGCACCGACTGATCGCCGCAACACAAACGAACCGCCCGCATCCCTCATGAGGGGATGCGGGCGGCTTTTCGTCGTTGGCTAGGACATTGCGGCATCGTGCTTGTGTCGTGCCTTCGCCTCACGGTCCTGTAAGTCGCACATGTCACGACAGATCCAGCCGCCGAAACGGCACTGGTCGCAGTGCGACAGGTGCGCTCGTGCGGCGAGCTCAGCCATTCGCCAAGCAACGAACGACGGTATGCCACGGGTGACGATGACTAGTTGCTGCCACAGTGTCAGCGTGTCGGTGGTCATGTGGGGCGCACCTGGGCTGCGTTGAACATCGCTAGGAACTCATCCGCTGGCATGGTGGCGAATCCACCCCAACTGATCCGCGCGACATTATCGATCACTTCCCACCGCATTGAACCGGAGAGCGCCTGGTGAGGGTCAGCCTCGATCCGCTCGAACACGATCTGCGCGAAACGGTCGGCCTCGCGGTTGTCGATAGAGTAGGGCATGGGTCCACCTTCCTGTGGATCAGCCCCGGGACGTGTAGCGCGTCGCCGGGGCACTTTCGTCTCAGCATACTCCTGCGCGGCGACAGTCGGCGTGCGCTCAGGACGTCCGACGCACAGCCAACCGCGCCGAACGAATACGACGCAGACGGCGCACATCCAACGGCGCAATAGCCTCCACGCCCGGATCATCCAACAACGCATTCAACCGCTGGTAGTACGCCGTCAACGACAACCCCAACTCATCACGCACCCGCGACTCCTTCAGCCCCCACGCCCGCCCATGCGCGACACGCTCAATCGCAAACACGCGACGCTCGAAGTCAGTCAGGGCTCTAGTGGACATGACAACCACACTGCCACCAGGGTCCGACAAAAACCCCGTTGGATTCAGACCTCACTCATGACCATGACCACCACCTGACGACACCTCAGGTCGGCACAACCTCCACACGCGCATTCGACGCACCGCCGGCAACACCCCGCACGCCAGACCTGTCCCCTGTCCACACCACCACCCGCTGAATCAGATTGCCCAGTGTCGCCCGCCGCACCTCCACCGGCAGCACATCCCAGTCGGCCAGCAACCCCGCAACCATCGCCGGCCGATCAGACACATGGCGCCGGTCCGCACGCCCGAGCTCCTCAACGCGCTCCTCTAGCCCGGCACGTTCCTGCAGATACTCGCCCCGGGCGGCCCGCAGCTCCACGTCACCAATCAGGTCCTCGGCGTTCTGCTTCGCCAGCTTCGTCAACGCCCGGTCAATCTCAACGATCCGACGAGACAGGCGCCGCAGGTCGCCCACGGACTCCGCTGCCCTGTCCAACGTCTTGGACTCATGCGCCGCCACAGCATCGACGCCCTCAGCTGCGGCCTCCTCCCCCAGCCAAGCCAACACGGCATCGACCACCACCGACATCTCGACGTACCCGCCGACGCACGCCTCACGGCCGCGCTCCTTCGACGTGGAGCACCGCATAGATGTCTTGCGCTGACCGGACCCAGAGTTCGCCACCATCGGCCCCTCGCACCGCCCACACCGCACCAGCCCAGACAGGACGTACCTCGACCGCTTCACGTTCGCCGGAACCGCACGCCGGACCACTCGCGCATCCAGGTAGGCCTGCCAGACGTCGGCACCGATCAGCACCTCATGGACGCCTGGATGTGAGTCGTTCCGCCACCGGATCAAACCAGCTGCGAACCCCGAGTCCAGGACCCGGCGCAGCGCGTGATCGGTCCACGGGTTCCCTGCCGTCGTCCACACCCGTTCCGCGTTCAGCCAGCGGACCAGGCTGTAGACCGACGCGCCGGCCACGTACCGCTCGTAGGCCCGGCGCAGTGCTGGCCCAGTCACGGGGTCCGGTTCGTGGATCTTCTCCACCAGGTTCCACACGTACCCAAACCGTGGCTTCCCGTTCGGGGTCCGCCCCTGAGCCAGGCGGGAGGCATGAACCTCCTTCCAGACTTCCCCTATGCGATCGGACTCAAAGGCCGCGAACTCGACCAAGACCCCGCGGGCCAGGCGACCGGTCGCGGTGGCCACATCGACGGTCTCAGTCGATGACTCGATCCGCCCGCCAGCCATGTCGGCCCGATCGGCTGCAACAGCCCAGTCGCGGCGCGACCTGGACAGGCGCGACCACCTCCACAGCACGATCACATCGGCGGCGCCGTCATCGACCATCTGCATGACCCGCTGCACCGCCGGCCGCTTCCACGTCCGCCCCGTGATCCCCGGATCAGCCTCGACCCCCGCGACGAGGTACCCCATGCGCTGGCAATAGTCCCGCCCGGCGGTCTCCTGCAACGCCAACGAGACAGAGTCGTCGTGGCTGACGGACTGCCGCAGGTACAGCACAGCCTTGGGCGGGCTGTCGGGGACGGGGCGCAACTTGATCATCGGGACCAGTTCGGATCGATTTCAGGCAGTGAGCCGATCCCTCCAGCGCCCTCCTTCGATGTGTTGATCGCGAAGGAAACAGCGTCAGACTCCACCGCTTGCGGTTCCGATTCCCAGCCCCCGACCTCGGCTGTGACAAAATCAGTCGCCGACTTCAGGTCCGTTGCGACCGTCCAGATGCACTTGAGTCCCCCGAAGACCTCAGGCAGGCCAAGTTTTTCCGTACCGATGATCTGGTCACCGGCGTCTCTGAACGTCACCGCACTGCCGGTCCGGATCTCCGAGTAGTCCAAAGCGCCAGCACACTGGTCACCGGTTGACCCGGAAACAATCAGTGGCCGGTGCAGCTCAACCTCAATCTCGGCAGCGATCGTAGTGACAGAGGGCGAGACGTTCTGAGGCTCTGCACTCGAGCAGGCAGCCAAAAGAACAGCAGCGCCTCCGGCAACCGCTATTTTGCGGATCATCCTGTTACTCCTTCTCTAGGTGTGCCAACCGCTGACGCAGGTAGGCCCGTTCTGATGGTTGCAGGTGTGCGATTCGGACATCGAGCAGCCCGGGGTCCACCCAGAGCTCGTCAGCCAGCTGGCGACGGTCCTGCGTCCAGGCCAGAGCCTCGCCGAGCTTGCGTATGTCGATCAGATCCCGGGCGGCCGCCAACTCGCACGCGATCTCTTCCTTAGCCAGGAGCGACTCGAGTACGGGCCCATTGAAGTGGTGCTCCAGTTCGTGGCGCAAGGTGGAGCGCCGCTCGGCCTGGGTCATGCCTCGGCGCAGGCTGATGGTTCGGCTGCGGAAGTGGTACCAGCCGGCCGCTCCCCCGTTGTGCCACTCGAGAGTGATCTGTGGGCAGCGGCGAAGGGTCCGCCATGGGTGTGGGAGTGACATGTCCGCGACCGTAGGCGCCGGGTACGACAGTCCGTCTACTTCTTCGGATCAGTCGACGGCCGAGCCGCTTCTTCTACGATGCGGCTCGGCTTCCCGATCCGACGCTGACCTACCTCGTCTGTCTTCTGAGCTGCGGATGCCGCACGCTGGGTACCTTCTTTCGCGAGAGCCTTGATGAGGACATCCAGTGCGTCCCGGACCGGCTGCGTCAGCTGGCCCGACTCGAGCGGCGGCTCCCAAAGATCGAGTTCCCCTGGTGCAGCTGCCGCCGCCTCCCGAACCTGCGTGACGGGCAACTCGAATCCATAGGCGAGAGCTTGGAGGTACTTCTCCTTGGGCCGCTCGGGGTGGTCTCCCTCGACGTATCGGTAGATCGTCGCCCTGTTCATCGCGTGCTCGTCACTCTTCTCGATGCGCTCGATTGCCCTGGCTGGGGCGATGACCGATCGGTGAAGCAGCTCGGATAGCGCTGTCATGCCTACAAATCTCCCGGTGACTGGCGTGCGTTGGCAAGTGCCCATGTGCGCGGCTATGCACAAACTACACCCGTGTGACCGCTGAAAGTCTTTACAGATCGCTACGAAATGGGCTTGCGCTCGTGCCGATTGTTGTGCACACTTGTCGTAAGTCGTTGCGATAAACGACACAACTCCTTACAGTGAGGCAACGCATGAAGACACAAGACCAGTGGAGGTTGACGGTGAAGCTCAAGAGCCACCGGGCACTCATCGAGTACATGCAGTTCCGCAAGATCGGAACCGCCTACGAGCTGGCCCGACGCGCCGGCCTCAAGCCGGGCGTCGTCGGCCACATCGTGGGGAAGCGTCGCGACTCCTGTTCCCTCAAGACGGCTGCGGCCATCGAGGAGGCACTTGGCTGCCCCGCCGGCTTCCTGTTCGTGCCGCGAATGTCGCAAGTCGCAGATACATTGCGAGCATCGGCGTGACCGCCCCGTCGCAGGCCGCTATCGAACGCGCTGGCCGAACACTCGCCGTCGGGCTCGCCGCAGCAGCAGCGATGACACCCCGCGAACAGGCCGAAGCCGCCTACACCCCCGACGGCCCAACGGTCGACGACCTTGAGGACCGCATCCGCACACACAGGGGACTCCCCCTCAAGCACACAGCCTGACCCACCCACAAAAAACGGGGCCGGCTCCCCCACAAGAGAAACCGGCCCCATCAACGAACAGGACCCATTCTAATGCACCAGACCACGAACCCTCCGAAGCGCGACTGGGCACCGACCAGCTCGCGCACCGAGGCTCAGATCCGCGACCTCATCCGCGCACGCAGCGCCATCGACGACAACAGCTGCTGGCTCTGGATGGGCAGCCTCACCAATGCCGGCTACGGAGCCCTGACCTGGACGCGCGATGCGGTCAAGGAGCGCGGCGCACACCGCGCCTCCTTCATCGCGTTCTGCGGACCCATTCCGACCGGTCTGCACATAGACCACATCTGCCGTGTCAGGGAGTGCGTCAACCCCGACCACCTCCGTGCAGTGACGCCGCGAGCGAACATCCTCTGCTCCCCGATCGCCCCGGCGGCGATCAACGCCCGGAAGTCCGAGTGCCCTCGGGGACACGCCTACGACGAGGCGAACACGATCATCCAGCGCGGCGGCGGTCGCCTCTGCCGGACCTGCCAGAACACCAAGATCAACCGGAAGGCGATGTCAGCATGACCGCAACCGCAATCACACTCGTCAGGAACCACGACACGCAACCCGCCGGACTCGTGTTCGTCGACGAACTCCCCACCCGACGCACCACCGGCAAGTACGCCAGCGTCGCCGCCGGCCTCCGCGAGAACGCCGGCAAGTGGGCCGCCGTGAAAACCTTCTCCCCCGCCGAGAAGCACCGCGGCTGGTCCTTCGCGAACGTCGTCAACTCCGGCAAGCTCATCGACTTCCCCAAGGGCAAGTTCCAGGCCAGCGCCATCAGCGACGACCACGCCACCCGCGTCTACGTCCGCTTCCAGCCCGTTGCGCAGGTGCAGTCATGACCAGCACACCGGAAGCCACCACGACAGCCGCACCGGCCACCGACCGGCCCGTCCTCACATCCGAGGTCTACAGCCTCCAACTGCACGCCGCCGCCGCCGATCTTCACGTCGAGGTCGAGCCCGTCACCGGCCGCTACTGGCTCCGTGTGGGCGACATCGCCTACCTGTACGTCGACCGGGCCGGCCTCACCACCCTGAACGAGCAGATCGGCCAGGTCCTCGCATGAACACCAACACCATCACCATCACCCGCCCCACACAGGTGCCCTGCACCTCATGTGAGAAGCCAGCCGTGTACCGAGTCGGCGGCCTCTGCCTCAAGTGCGTGGTCGCATCATGAGCGCCGAACTGTTCTTCGCCCTCGCGCTCGCATGGATCACCCTCGTCGGGCTCCTGTCCAACCAAGGAGGTGCCCGATGAACGCCGCCCAGATGCTCCGTGAGGCAAGCGACCTGATCTCGGGGTTCGGCGAAGAGATCACCGGAATGGCTGACATCACAGAAATGGAAATCGCATGAAAATCATCAAACTAATCGCCGAAGACGTCAAGGGCCTCAAGGCCGTCGAGATCACACCGGACGGAAACTTTGTCGAGATCGCGGGCGAGAACGAAGCCGGGAAGTCGTCGGTGCTCGATGCGATCTGGCTCGTACTCGCCGGACGGCAAGCATCCAGCGAAGTCGAAGCGCCGATCCGCAAGGGTCAGGAAAAGGGCAGCGCGACCATCGACCTCGGCGACATGATCGCCACCCGCACCTGGACGAAGGCGGGCAGTTCACTCAAGGTCACGAGCGGCGACGGCAAGCAAACGTTCGCGTCACCACAGTCTGTCCTCGACGCACTCCGCGCCAAGTTCCTCGACCCCGGCGAGTTCATTGCTAAGGACTCGAAGGAACAGCGACAGGCGATCCTCGATCTGGTCGATATTGGCATCGACCTCGACGCAATGGCCAGCGAACGCGCGCGGCTATACGATGAGCGCGCGTCGGTCGGGCAGCAGGGTAAGGCCATCGGCGACGTGCCCGCGGTTGTGGCGGACGTGCCGGAGGAGGAAGTTTCCGCCGCGCAGATCCTCTCTCAGATGCGCTCAGTCGAGGAGCGCAACCGCGAGATCCGCGACGTCCGCACCCAGCATGATTCGGCGAGCGCCGAGATCAAGGGCACCGTCGACAAGATCACCGAACTACAGGCGCACCTCAAGACGGTGCAGATACAGACGGCGAAGATCAAGGACCACGTCGCCAGCCTCGGTGACCCGCAGGACACCGACGATCTGGAAACTCGACTCGCCAAGGTCGAGGACACGAACCGTGCCGTCCGCGAGAACCTCGCCGTGAAGGCCAAGTCTGCCGAGAAGGATCGTCTCCGGGGTGAGTACGAGGCGCTGACGAAGAAGATCGACGGACTCGACAAGAAGAAGTCCGACGCGATCGCCAAGGCTGATCTGCCCGTCGAAGGCATGGACTTCACCGAGGACGGCATCACCCTCGATGGCGTGCCGTTCAAGGATGGGTCATCGTCCCAGAAGATGATCGCCGCGCTCAGGATTGCGGCATCGTTCAATCCGCAGTTGCGCGTGATCCAAGTGCGCGATGGGTCACTACTCGGCAAGAAGAACTTCCAGATCGTCAAGGACTTCGCCGAAGAGAACGACTACCAAATTTGGCTGGAAACGGTCGGCGAAGGCCACGGCTCAGCGGTCATCATTGAAGACGGGCAGGTGACCCGATGACTGCCACGGAGACGACTGAGACCCGCCACAGCATTTGTGATCTCTGCAAGGGGCACATCGCGATCACTGTCGTGGTTGGCAAGCAGAAGTGGCACGACGTCGACTGGAAGCACGTCAACGCCAAGCCGATCACAGCGCATCGGGCAACCCCTGAGCTGCGCTTCGTGATCGACGCGACCTGCCCGAGCTGCGACTTCCCCGAGATCAGCTACGCCCCAGCCCGTGAAGAGTTCGTCTGCTCCCGGTGCCGCCACACCCAGGAAACGAGGCCCGCAGCATGACCGCCCTTGTGCACGCCATGTGCCCCCCCAACCAGAACGCATTCTGCACCTGCGGCGACACCCTCGCCGACCATCTGGCCACAGACCCCGACAACATCCCCACCCCCGGCGACGCCGTCTGTCGTTCAGATGCTGGTGGAGCATTCTGGGAACGACGCACACCCGCCCAATTCCAACTCGCAGCAGGCGACACGCTGGACTGCGACGCCCTCGCCTACTGCAACCAGTGCGGGGACGATCTGTGTACCGATCACTCCCCCGAGTTCGTCACCTGCGTGACCGGCGGCACCCTGCACTGCTTGGGTTGCCGGTACGAATGCTCGGACTGTGGCGCGGCTGCTGCTGAGGATTATGCGGCTGATCGTGGCGAAGAGTTGGCCCAGATGCGCCGGTGGTCCCGATGACCGACACCACCCACGACATGCCACTGCCCGACGGCCCATCACTCCTCGACAACCCGAACGCCCCCACCGTGGACGGCCGGCCCATGGACCACAAGGCCCAGCCGAAGAAGACGGACAAGGGCCCGATTCCGGCTCGGCAGGGCAACGGCTACTACGCCGACCATGTCACCGGCGACCGGCTCCGCAGCGTGACGACGATCCTGTCGGGCGGTGTCCCCAAGCCGGCCCTGATGTTCTGGGCCGCTGGTGTGTGCACCGATTCCGCGATCGAACACCTCCCGCAGCTGGTGGCCGCGTCTCGTGACCGTGCGCAGCTGGAAGAACTCGCCCGTTGGATCAAGCGCGCCCATACGAGGAAGAAGGACGAACGGGCTGACGTCGGGTCCGCGGTTCACACGATCATCGAAGCCCGACTGCTGGGCACCCCGATCCCCGAAGCCATCAAGGTCGGTGACAACCTGGTCCGCCTGGACTCTGAGGATCTGGCGCCGTTCGTGCACCAGATTGACCGGTTCCTCATCGAGTGGCACCCGACGTTTACCGCCTCCGAAATGGTCGTGGCGAACCCGGATCACGGGTACGCGGGGACGCTCGACTTCATGGTCAGCGCGAGGGGCCTGATTGGGGACATGCTCCGTTCTGCGGGGTATGTCGTGGATCCGGATGGCCAGATCATGGGCGACACGAAGACCGGTGGCGACTGGGACCGGGTTCTCGGCTCCGGCCACGTGCACGGCGTCTACCCGGAGGCCGGGTTGCAGATGTCGGCCTACCGCAAGGGCAAGACCGCCTGGCTGCGCAATGGCGAGCGTGTGCCGATGCCTGCGGCGGCTGAGGTCGGCGTGGTGCTGCACCTGCGCCCTGAGGGTTACCGGCTGTATCCGGCCCGGTGTGGTGAGGCGGAGTACCAGTATTTCCGTCACGCGCAGATGGTCGATGAGTGGGCTTCACGGGTGGCCAGCGCGAAGGCCGACAGCCCGGTGATCGGTGCCGCGCTCGAGCTGCCCACGGCCTCGAAGGCGGTGGCGTGATGCCTGAACAGCGGCTTGTTCGCCGCCTCTGCGAAGTGTGTGGCAGACGCATTCCCGAACGCGGCCTGAGAGCGTGCCCCACCCATGGACTTGTCGAGATCCTTCCCACACCTCTGGCTGCAGTCCAGGTACTTCCCGGCAACGCCACCTTGCGCGAGATGCGGACGTCCCTGGGCATCACGCTGGCCTCGGCTGCGGAGCTCGCGAAGATTGACAAGGCCCACTTGTCCAGAGTTGAGCGTGGTCAGAAATCGCTTTCGGTAGACGCTCTAGTCCGCCTGCTGCGAGTTCTTGAGCAAGACCTGATCGCGGACGTCCTGAGCAACATCATGCGAGGTGCCTGATGTTCGTCACACCTTTGGCCGGTTCTGGCAACCCCACAGGCCTTGAGCACCGCGTCGACTCTCGCTACCCGGACGAGACCTACACCCGGTCGATCTGCGGCCAGCACTTCATCCGGTACGCCCACGTCCGAGCCACGAATGAGGCGTACCGCGAGAGCCGTCTGGCGACCCAGACCGTCGCAGGCGCCAAGCCAGACCCTCGCGTGACTGACGTCGCCGTCGGCGACACCAGAGCCTGCGGCAAGTGCGACGAGATCTACCGCCGTCGCATCCAGGCTGCTCTGCCCCTCTTGCCAGCCGACGTGCTGGCTTCCCTCTCCGACCAGATCAAGGACTCCTGACATGCCCATCTCACCCATCACCCTCCAACGCCGCCAAGCCGAACTCGGACGCATCCGCCTCGGCCAGAAGAACGCTAACCGCGGCTTCCCCATGAAGCTCTCGCAGTTCCGCTTCACGTCGGTCTCCCAGCAGTACGTCGAAGACCTCGCGAACCTGTACGGCGGCACCGCCACCAAGTGGGACAACAACGGCATCCCGTCGTGGGAAGTCCTCACCACCGCCACCTCCATCCCCGTCATCGTCGTCAAAGGCGGACTCAGTCAGTGGATGGAGTTCTGGGCCGGCGGCGGCTGCATGCACCGCTGCGACGGACAACAGCAGGTCGACGGCACACCCTGCGACACAGACGAAATGGTCAAGGTCGGGAAGAAGACCCTCAACCCCCACAACGAGGCCAAACCCACCACCCGCCTATCCGTCATGCTCCCCGAGCTCGACGCGATCGGCGTCTTCAGGATGGAGTCGCATGGCTGGAACGCAGCCGCCGAGATCCCCGCCGTCGCCGAACTGGCCCAGTTCGTCGGGGATCTCGTTCCCGCCGTCCTCCACCTCGTGGAGCGCCGCACCGTCAAGGACGGCGAGACGTCCCGGTTCGTGGTCCCAGTGCTGGATCTCAAGATCGGTGCAGCCCGACTGCGTGAGGTTGTCGCTGCCGCGTCGGGCATGAACGAACTCGGCAGCAGCATGCCCTCCGATACTCCTGCGATCGAGGGATCCCGCCCCGACTATGGCGCCCACGCTGACGCCGCCCTCGACGTCGACACCGTCCGCGACCTGTGGAAGCAGGCACAATCCGCCGGCCACCTGGACGACTCGCTCAAGGTCCACCTGACGACACGGGTCAACGAGCTGAAGGCACCAGACACGAACGACCAGTCCGAGGCAGACCCGTCCACAGATGAGGTCATCGACCCTGAGGTCCTCGACGAGGATGTGCAGGCGATCTGGCAGAAATGCTTGGCCGTCGCCGGCGACCTCAGCATCGGCTTGTACGACGTCGAAGACATGTTCGCCGCCGACAACGAGGGCCTGTCGTCGGTCGATGCGACAGCCGAGCAGATGACCGGGTTCTTGGCGACCTTGAAGGCGAAGGCCGCGTGATGGCCACCAGGACCGCCGAGGTTCTCGCGGCGATCGACTCCCTCGTCGGAGGGGTTCACGCCAGCCGCTACGACGACGCCGCACACCGCCGCGACCAAGCATTCTCCCTCTTCCCCTCGTTCGACGACACACCCCGACACCGCGCCAACCAGGAGGCAACAGCATGACCAGCATCTACGAATCGAGATGCCCAGGCGACTGCCATTCAGGCGACTTCGCGGACTTCGACCACTACTGCGACAGCGCAGGAATCAAACCCGGTGAGGAGCCTGCCGCGTTCGCTGCATGGCTCAACGCAATCTCCGAATGGGACGGGCGCATGGGAAAGGTGGAGGAATCGTGAGCGACGACACTGTTTGGGAATATTGCGCCGTCTATAGAGACGACGCGGGTGACATTCATTGGGATTGGGGTTATCGGCAGCCCCCGGAACCCGATGCCGATGGGGAGATCAGCACCGGCAAGCGGGCGTGGGGAAAGTTGTTTGAAATTAAGCGCCGCCCAGTAGCGCTCGAAGAGTCGTTCTGGATGTCCTCCGACTGCCCTTGGAGGGCCGCTGCGGCAGAGGCTCCCGAGATCTTCCCCGGTATCGGTGCGGCACTGGACCGCCTCACCATCCGACCCACGAACGAGGATACAACAACATGAACTGGCACACCCGCAGGCTGTTGTTGCTCGATTTTGAGACTTCCGGGGTGGATCCTCACCGGGACCGCATCGTCACAGGTGCCGCCATCGGCGTCGGAGGAGACCAGCCAACCAACGTCCGCGACTACCTCATCAACCCGGGCATCCCCATCCCGGCTGGCGCCACGGAGATTCATGGGGTCACCGACGAGCAAGCCGCCCAGGGCACAGACCCCGCAGTGACCGTGTTGGAGATTGCCAACCTGATCATGCAGTCCTCCCGGGCCAAGGTCCCCGTGGTCGGTCACAACGTCGTCTATGACCTCACGATGCTGTGGGCCGAACTGACCCGGTACGGCCACGAGTCTGTAGCCAACTGGCTGGCCGGGGTTCGCCCGGTGGTCGACACGAAGATCGTCGAACACCACCTGGACCCATTCCGCCCGAAACTGCCAAAGCCATGGACCAAGCGGCCCGACGAGGCGTGTGGTTCACACCAACTGACCGAGTGCTGCCGCCTGTGGGGCATCGAGCTGTCGGCTGAGGATGCCCACGGGGCTGCAGCTGATGCTCTGGCCGCTGGTCGTTTGGCGTGGCGTCTGGCTACGGACCACCTGCGGTTCGCCCGGTTCGACTCGAAGCCCACCGAACGGGTGGATGTTGCAGCGATGAGTCTGGATGACCTGCACGAGTGGCAGGTTGGCCAGTACGCGGAGCGCGCTCTGTCGTTCCAGTCGTACATGCGTGGTGAGCAGCGGGGGAAGCCCGATGAGGTGGATCCGGGGTTTGTGGCGAACACGCAGTGGCCGGTCCAGTCGCCGCCTGCGGGTTGGTCTCCGGCTGATCTGCCGGTCGTGGCTGAGGCGGTGTCGGCATGAGCCTCTACACCGTTCAGCCGATCACCGACTTCACGATCTTCACTACCCCACCGGCCGACAGGAAGCCGGTCAAGTTCAAGGCCCCGTGGGCCACCACGGTGAAGGAGCTCAAGCGGGAGCTGCACTACCTCGACGCCCACGACGTCGTGATGGAGATCGGCGTCGACGCCAAGCACATCCGCCTCGACGGACAGTTGCGCGCCGACGCCCGACCCACCCACCCCGGCGTCAGGCTGACCTTCCAGTCGACCGAGCACGGGAGCCTGTCGTACACGTGCGACACCTACGAGGCCCGGTGGACGCACCAGATCCCCGACTGGCAGTCCAACGTCCGCGCGATCGTCCTCACCCTCGAGGCGTTGCGCTCGGTCGACCGGTATGGCGCCACGCAAGGCGAGCAGTACGCCGGGTTCAAGGCGCTCGGCGCCGGTACGGGCGCTGTCCCGTTCGGTGGCATGACGCCCCAGGTCGCGCTCCTCGAGCTGACCGACCTAGCCCAAGGGGCTGGCGCTACGGCCGGGTTCACCCCCGCCCAGCTCTACCGACGTGCCCGCGCCCGCTGCCACCCTGACCGGCACCAGGGTGACCGGTCCCTGTGGGACCGCGTCGAGCAGGCCGCCAAGGTGCTGGGACTGAGCTCATGACCTCACTGCTCCTCATGGCCCCCATCAGTGCCGCGTTCTGGTACGGCGTCTACGTCTGGATCCGCCACCTCAACGCCGCCGACGCCATGGCCGCCTATAGGCCCACCCCCGCCGAGGTCGCCGCCACCGAAAGAGCCCACCTACCGGAGAACCTCCTATGAGCACACCCATCAAGACCCTCGACCCAGAACTGATGCTGATCGACCACCTCGACTTCGACCCAGCCTGCCAAGCCAAAAGTCATGGCGTCCACTGCGAGCGCACTGCTGAGTGGTGGGTCATCGCCAAGGCCCACTGCAGGCCCGACGCGACCGTCACCGCGTTCTGGTGCGCCCACCACTACGACCGCGCGCAAGCAGGCGAACTCAACCGCTGCAAACGATGCGACACCCGCTACGACGTGAGCCCACTCATCATCCGAACCGAACGCATCCGATGACCCTCATGGCCAGGTACTCCGGCGAGTGCCCCGAGTGCGGTAGCCGCTGGCAGGCCGGCGATCTGATTCGCGCCGACGAGGACCGCCAGTGGAAGCACGCGCTCTGCCCGACTCCACGGCCCGAGAACCCCGTGTGCCCGGACTGTTTCCTTGTCCACCCGATTGGAGCGTGTGACCGATGACCACCATCCTCGCCATCGACCCAGGGAACATCGAGTCCGGATGGACCCTCATCGACACCGACACCTGCAGGCCCCTGCGGTTCGGCAAGACCGAGAACCGGCAACTCCACGACCTCTTCGGCGATCTGGACCCGGACGTCGCCGTGATCGAGATGATCGCCTCCTACGGGATGGCCGTAGGAGCCACCGTCTTCGAGACCTGCGTCTGGATCGGCAGGTTCGCAGAGACGCTCGAGTTCGGCCACGCAATCGGCACAGAGCTGGTCAAGCGACTCCCCGTCAAACTCCACCACTGCCACACGGCGAAGGCCAAGGACTCCAACATCACCCAAGCCCTCGTCGACAGGTTCGCGTCTGACCAGTCCAATCACGGCAAAGGCACCAAAGCTGCCCCGGGGTTCTTCTACGGCTTCAAGGCTGACATCTGGCAGGCGTTCGCACTCGCCGTTTACGCCGCCGACACGCAGGCAGGGGTGACGTTCTGATGATGCGCGCCATCCACGCCTACGGCATCGGCGACACCGTCAGAATCGGCCGCGGGGCGATCACCTGGACCATCACCGGGTTCTTCGGCGAATACGCCGACATCGCAGCCCTGCAACGTGCCGACCAACCCACCTCGAACACGTCAGCCCGGTTCGACCGACTCACCAGGGTGGCGAATCCCTGATGACCCACCGCGAGCACGGAACCCACGTCAAGTACGTCATCGACAGATGCCGCTGCGACGACTGCCGCACCGCCACCGCCGCCTACGAAGCCCACAGGTCACGCCAACGCGCCTACGGCATCGACGCCTACATTGACGCCACCCCCGCCCGGACCCACGTCCGCCGCCTCGGCGCCCAAGGCATGGGCTGGAAACGAGTCGCCCGCACAGCCGGCCTCTCACCGTCGACCGTCTGGAAACTTCTGTACGGCGATCCGAGCCGCAACCGCGTCCCGAACAAGCGAATCAGGCCAGCCACCGCGAACACCATCCTCGCCGTCACCCTCGACCTCGCCGACGGGCAGATCATCGACGGAACCGGCACCACCCGCCGCATCCAGGCCCTAGTAGCCATCGGCTGGTCGCAATCCTCGATCGCTCGCCGTGTAGGCATCCATCCTGCGAACCTCACACCCCTCGCCCACGGCCGCCGCTCCGTCCATGTCGGCACCGCCCGCGCCGTCATCGACCTATACGACGAACTCTGCATGACCCCAGCACCAACCGGCAACCGGCACAGCAACACCTCGCGCACCAGGGCACTGAACTACGCAGCCGCGCACGACTGGGCACCACCCCTCGCCTGGGATGAAGACACCATCGATGACCCGGCAGCCACCCCAGCAGTTGAACACGCCAACGAAGACCCCGACGTTGACGAGGTCGCGATCCAACGCCGTATGGGAGGCGACCGCACCATCCGCCTCACCAAAGCCGAAAAATACGAACTCGTCGCCTGCTGGCAGAACACCGGCCGCTCCCTCAACGAGCTCGAACGAGTCACCGGACTCAACCGCCGCCGCTACCTCCCGGAACCCGCATGAAGTGCCCCACCTGCAACCAAGACGTCATCAACGACGGCACCCGCCTCCTCAACCCCACCAAATCCCGCATCGGCCGCTACCTCCCCGACGGCACCCAAACCACACCAAACGACCTCCGCCAAGGCATCCGCGCCCACCACACCCACTACTGCCAACCCGGTGCAACCGCACCAACAACACCCACCCCAGAACAGCAACCACTGTTCTAACCCAGGAAGGCACCACCCATGACCACCAAAATCACCAGCGCACTCCCCAAGTCCGACGAAACCAACGGCCTCAACCACATCACCGCCGACCTATGCGACAACCCACAGACGCTGCACGTCGCCATCGTCGTACTCGACTGCGCCCAGATCACCACCGACATCGACACCGGCGAATCCATCCCTACCGCACGCATCCGACGCGTCGAGGTCATCGACCGACCCGAGGACAAGAAGCGCCTCGGCGACCTCGCCACCAGAGCATTCGAGACCCGCACCGGAGCCACCGTCCTACCCCTCGAACTTGAGGACGAGCTGCGCGCCGCGTTCGGCGACACCAACACAGACGAGTAACACCAAAGGGCATCAGCACACGCCCGGGCAGGCAACAACGGACCCGCCCGGGCAAACCCACCACGGGAAGACCGGATGACCAACGTGTACGACGACCAACCACCCGACGACAACACGTACAACAACGTCACCCCGCTACGCCCACACACCAACAGGGCAGCCGAACAAGCACTCATCACCACCATTCTTCGCTACCCAGAAACCGCACACAACCTCATCAACCTCGTCAACCCCGACGACTTCCACTGGCCCGAACACGAAACCATCTGGACCGCCTACCAAACAGTCCTCGCACAAGGACTCATCCCCGACCACATCGCCGTCAACGCCCAACTCGCCAAGCAACCCGCCGCCCGCCGACCACGCCTCGAAGAATATCTGGCAGACAGCACTACCCCCACACTCCCCACCCAGGCCGACTACTACGCCGGTCTCGTCCGTGAGGCCGCCGGCGCCAGACGAGCCACCACCGACGCCAACCGCGTCCACCTCCAACTGCAAGCCGCCACCGACACGGCCTCAGTCGAGAACGCCCTCGCCGACGCCCTCGACATCTTCGAACACCACACCCGCACCCTCTACTCGGGCGGCACCACCAACACCACACCACTACACGCCGACCTCACCGGCATCCTCGTGGGCGGCATCCCCCAACCAGCACCCCCCACCATCTGCCGCCGCCAAGACGGCCACCACCTCTTCTACCCAGGCCGCGTCAACGGCCTCTACGGCGACCCCGAATCCGCCAAAAGCTGGATCGCCCAAATGGGCATCGTCGAAACCATCACCCAAGGCGGACGCGCAGCCCTCATCGACGTCGACCACAACGGCCCCGCCGCCACCGCCGCCCGCCTCGCCAACCTCGGCGCACCCCCCCACCTCATCGCCAACCCTGACCACTTCCGCTACTACGAACCAGACGACCGCGACGAACTCCTCGCCACCATCACCCAAGCAGTCACCTTCCAACCCCACATCGCCATCCTCGACAGCCTCGGCGAACTCCTCCCCATGTACGGCGCCAGCTCCGTCGACAACGACGAAATCACCGACGCCCTCAGACACCTCGCCAACCCGCTGGCCAACACCGGCGCCTGCGTCATCACCATCGACCACCTCCCCAAAAATGCCGAAGCCCGAACCAGCGGCTACGCCATCGGCGGCACCGCCAAAAAACGCGCCATGGACGGCGCCCTCATCCACGTCGACACCAAAACCCCAGCAGCACCCGGCCAAACCGGCCGCATGGTGCTGCGCATCGAAAAAGACCGCCCCGGACGCCTCCGCGAAGTGTCCTCAGGCAAATACGCCGGCACCTTCATCCTCGACTCCACAGGCCCCACCATCATCGCCACCATCGACATGGAAACCGCCCCCACCGACCAGGACGGCGCCAAGCGCTACACGATCTTCATGGAGAAAATCTCCCGCTACGTCGAAGACCACGACCAAGCCACCTTCAACGACATCTGCGACGCCGTCAAAGGCACAGAGAAGTACCTCCGGGCCGCCGTCAAAGCACTCATCGACGAAGGCTTCATCGCCACTTTCCCAGGCCCCCGCAGAAGCACCCTCCACCACTCCATCGCCCACTATCGGGAGGCCGAAGATGACCGCGCCTAACCACCCCACGACTGTCGCGGCCACTGTCGCGGCACTGTCTCGAAAAGACCTCTCCGGGCAGACGCGAAGCGACTGTCGCGACCCGCGCCCCTATCTTCGATGGGCGCGACAGTCAGCGAGCCCGCGCCACTGTCGCGGCCAGCGTCGCGAAACACCCAACCAGAACACCCACACCAACACCGAACACGAGGACCGCCCATGACAACCCCGAACCCCGAACCCGGCCATGGCAGCCACCTATGCGGCCGGCCCCTGTCGAAGGGGAAACCAGGCACCTGCAAGCGGCCAGCAGGTTGGGGCACCGACCACGTCGGCGTCGGCTCCTGCAAACTCCACCTGGGCAAGACCGAGTCGCACACCAAGGCAGCCCATGTCGAGCAGGCCCGTCGCGATGTTGCCCTGTTCCGTGCCCGTCGCGACATCCACCCCGCCGAGGCTCTGCTCGAGCTCGTGCAATGGACGGCCGGTGAGGTCGACTACTGGCGGGCCCGGGTCGCCGAACTCGATGAGGAGGACCTGACCTGGGGTACGACGAAGGTCAAGACTGGTGGCGACGATGCCGGTGTCACCGAGGAGGCGAAGCCGAACGTCGCCTATGTGATGTTGACGGATGCTTCGAACCGTTTGGATCGGTACTCTTCGTCGGCCCTGAAGGCTGGTGTGGACGCGGCGTTGGTGCGGATTGCGCAGTCGCAAGGTGCGCAGTTGATCGCCGTGATCGAGCAGCACGAGGTGGCCAAGCGCGGCTGGGTGCTTCATACCGGTCAGCGCGCGATCGACGGCGGTTGGTCCATCGAGCGACTCATGGCTGAGCTGGATGAGCAGTGGCAGCCACATACTGCGTCAGTGATGCCCGCCCTCCTCCGGGCCGTTGATGGTGGGGCCACGTCATGAGTTGGGTCGCTGGATGGCTACAGGCCAGGGCTGAGGCTCGTGAACGATTCGCCACCCTCGACCGGGTCGGCGTCGAGACAGGCGTGGTCGACCAACTGCGGTACCGGTCGTCCGTCCACGCCGCTGCTGCTATCGAGCTGGCGAAGCTGGGGATCCCCGGCCATCGTCTCGTCGATTTCGCCGAAGCCGCCGCCGACCGGTCAGCGATTCATGGCCTACCGGTTGAGGACGCGGCGTACGACCTCGGCTACCTGAGCGCCACATTCGGGTCGGACTACGACCCGAGGTTGTTGAACAACGTCGCCGAACACTTTCGCCGCCGCTAGACCACCACCGATGAGGAGAACCCGTCATGACCGAAGCTGAAGACACCCGCGATCTCGCGCTCGAACTGTTCGAGATGGACCAGACCGGTGCGATCGACATGGACACGTGGCCCGCCGCGAAGAAGGTCGTCGAGCGGCACACCTCCACCCCGTTCGCCGGCTGCCGCTCGTGCGGTGAACCGCTCGTGTCGACGTTCGAGTGGCGCGGGTACGAGTTCATCTGCATGGGCTGCGGCCGCCACTGGGCGTTCTTGCAACCCCGCCCGATCCCATTCTCGCTCGAGGTCACCCGCCGGCACGACGAGCTCCGGGCGCAGTACGACGTGGAGCGCAAGGAGCGCGCTGAGGCCCGTGAACGATTCGCCCAACCCACCACCGAGAAGGAGAACCACTGATGTCGAATTTCACGAAGTGCGACAACCCAAAGTGCGAGAACACCAAGCCCGACGTCCGCCGCACGTGCGACTGGCCCTGGTTGCAGGTGAGCCGGGAGACGGAACCGGATCGGGACTTCTGCTCCAAGCAGTGCCTCGCCATATGGGCCGCCCCTGGGTCGACGTCCGAGCGGCTGACGGGAGTGCGGTCATGAGCGACACCCCAAAGAAGCCCGAAGACAACACCCGTGTCCGCGGTGTGTGGGTTGCCTACCACCAGGACATGTCGTCGGTGACGCCGCATTCGTCGGAGGTTGCTGCGTTGCGTGACGCGGTTGGTGGTTCGAAGCAGGTTGTGTTTGTTCCGTTTGGGACGGCCGTTGAGGAGGCGACACGATGAGCACCTCAGCAGACTCGACCGGTCGTGGCTTTTCGCATGTGCGGGAGGCGGTCGAGAGGGCGCTAGAGCCGGTCATCAACGAATCGCTGGACGTCATCGACCACATGCAGCGGACGGGATCGACAGAGCGGGTCATGCAGGCGCTCCTGCTTCGTGACCACCTCGCCGCTGTCCTTGCCCCGCTGGTTGAGGCCGAGAAGGCTGCGGCGTTGCGGGAGGCGGCTGACGAGATGACCCGCGTGATCGCTGACGGTGATGTTGCCGACCTCGCCGGGTACGTACCCGGCGAGGTCGGTCGTGCCTCAGCAGTTCAGGGGCGGGACTCGCTCTATGAAGAACCCGATCAGTGGCTCCGCGACTGCGCTGCCACGTACACCACCACGGAAGGAAACGAATCATGAACGATCTAATCCCCACACCTACGAACCAGTGCCGCTGCACGATGATCTCGGAGCAAACTCTCGAAGAGCCGTCCGACTGGGAGCAGGCCGACGACTGCCCGGTGCACCCGCTCACCACGCCCACGGACCCGACATGGCTGCACGAGGCGGTAGAGGCTGGGGCGGGTGCCTACGATCTGCGCGCCGCCATCCTCGCCGCTCTGCCTGAGATCATGGGTGGGGTCGCAGCGGCGGCACACCTGCCCGACTGGTGCAAATGCCCCGACGATTGCGACTGCGACGGCGTGCTGATCCTCACAGAAGACGAAGTCCGCAACTTCGGGTCGGAGGTGACCCGATGATTTCCGAGGCGTACTGCGTCGACAGTGGCGCACCAGTCCGATACGAGGCTGGAGATCGCTGCATCAAGCACGGAGCGGCCCCTACGCCGTGCTTCGCCGCGCTGCGTGACCCGCGCTGCGAACATCCTCGACGGAACGCGAACGGCTCGGGTCGCTGCGACGAGTGCGGGTCGGGGGTGCCCCGATGAAGATCCGCTGCAAGGTCTGCGGCCAGGCCATTCAGGCACGAGTTCCCAAGGGGGGTGACGGGTCCGCCCTACGCCCATACGTTCACGGTGGACCACCTCGTGACCGCTGCAGAGGTTCGTGGCGTGATGTGGACGCCTCAGAAGCATTCGATCGTGAGGCCACCCGATGAGCGCCGAGCGTGACGCCGTGGTCGAGGCGATGGCACGGGCGATGCGACCCGCGATCTTCAGGCGCCCCGATTCCGCCGTGGGTGAGGCAACCTTGGATGAGCGCGAGTCCACGCGTCGCCAAGCCGCCGCCGCCTACGATGCCGCCCTGCCGCTGATCGTGGGGCCGCTGCGGGAGTTGGCCGACAACCTGCCGCACGTCGGATCGTGTCGCCTACCCGACGAGCCGTGCTCGTGTCGGACGATCGAGTTCCGAACCGCCGTTCTCGACGCCCTGCCGGGTGGTGAGCAGGAGCCGCAGTGCGAGTGCGAGATGGGCTGGCAGTGTGACTTCTGCCGACAGTTCAGCCGTGGGTACAACGGTGGTGACGCATGACCGCGGCGGAGTGCCCGGATTGCGGCCACCTGCACACCCCGGACGGATGCTCTGGCGATCCGACGCCTTCCGACCTCTGGGCAGGCGTGTCCCCGGCCATCTGCGACTGCGGGTACGACGCATGAGCGCCCCGGACGTGTCCGCGATCCGGGCAAGGCTGGCGGGGGCAACACCGGGACCGTGGGACTGGACACCGATGCCCAGGCATCCCGGCATCCTCGACGTCACGGGTGTGCGCCCGGACCGAGAATTGGGACCAGCCGAGGTGTTTGTGGCTGAGGTGCGCGGCAACGGCCAAGCCGACGCCGATCTGATCGCGCACGCACCGGCTGATCTCGCCGCCCTGCTCGACCTCGTGGACCAGCAGGCGGCGGTCATCGACAACGTGACCGCGCTGGCTGACGACTGGGAGCGACGGGGCGAGTACGGCGATGCCAGCCTGACCGAGGGGGCACGAGCTATCCGCGCCGCTCTCAACCAGGACAAACCATGACCTCCCACACCCACCCCGGCCACATCGGCACCTGCCAGGTCTGCGGCAAACGGTGCTTCACCAGCCGCAAAGCCGCACGCAAAGCCATCCGCACCATCGGCGACGGCGACCACATGACCGCCTACAGGTGCGGTGCGTCGTACTGGCACATCGGCCACCTACCCAAAGCCGTCATCAAAGGCAAAACCAGCCGTGACCGGATCATCGACACCAGGAAGGCCACACCATGACCAACCGCCACCGCAGCACACTCCGAGGAATGACCTGCCTGCGATGCGCAGCCACCACCACCAACGGCCTCGCCCTCTGCGACCTCTGCCAACGCAAAGCCATGGCAGACCTTGATTACCTGCCGACCTACTTCACCAACCTCACGCGCTGGCGTCCTGGCCGAGCTGGATCACGACGCATACCAGGATCGGTCGTGCTCTGGGACGGCGAACCCCAAGGCTCAGGCGACCGAGTCCGAGACGCACTTGACGAGTTCAGCAATGCCCTGTCCACCTGGGCCAGAATGCTCGCCGACTCTCGCCCGATCGTCCGCCGTCCACTGGAACTCTTCGACGCGGTGATCCTCGACGAAGGTGACCTGTCCGACCTGGACGACTCGCAGACGACCCGCCTGCTCTGTGGAGGCTTCTACAAGAATTTGACCAGCATCGCCACCCAGGATTGGGCTGGTGAGTTCGTCACCGAGTTGGGCCGCCACGAGGAGAACCTACGAACCATCACCGAGGACGTAGCCCCAGGCTGGTACGCCGGCACCTGTCGGGGTTGCGGGTACGCCACATTCGTCATCCCAGGCCTAACCTGGGTGACCTGTTCGTTCTGCGGGATGACGACCTACGCTCGCGACCGCCTACCGATCGTCCTGAACGAAGCGCGCGGGTGGGTCGCCCGCCCCCGCCAGATCGCCGACGTGATCGTGGCGCTGGTCGACGGCGAACACAGCGCCAAGCGGGTCTACGACCGGATCCGGCAATGGGCCAGCCGCGAGATGATCGAGCCCGTGGATTCTTGGGGATATGACCCGCGACTCGGATACGCCAACGACAAGGTCATGGCCCATCGCTACCGACTGGGCGACGTGCTCGACCTGCGCGAATCGACACGTCGAAGTGAAGTCGTGGCGTCCTGAATTACAGCCGTGCTATTCTTGTCACAACTCGATGCATTTCTGTGACCCCAAAACGCTGGCAATTGAAAGTCCCCCGCATCTGCGCAAACAGACCGGGGGCATGGCCGACCTGAATGAGAGACCGACATGACCAACCGTACCTGCAATATCGCCGGATGCGAAAGCACCAAGATCATCGCCCGCGGCTGGTGCAACGCCCACTACAAGCGCTGGCACCGACACGGCGACCCACTCGCTGACATCAACCGCCGAGCACCTGACGGCGCCACCATCGAAGAACGCCTCAAGTACGTCGGATGGATAGAGATCCAAGTCCGGCCCGGCATGACTCCCTGCTGGGAATGGAACGGGCTCCGCGACAAGGCAGGCTATGGCCGCCTCTGGGACGGCACCCGAGTCGAGGCAGCACACCGCGCCTCCTTCGCTGCCTGGGGCACAGGGGAAAACGCCGGACACTTCATCCAGCACGGTTGCGACAACCCACCGTGCATGAACCCTGACCACCTAACCCGCGGAACCGTGCAGACCAACACCGCCGAGATGGTCGCGAAGAAGCGCTCCGCCAACGGAGAGCGCAAGCCGCAGACCAAACTCACCGATCTTCAGGTCGCTGCGATCCGCGATGCCTACACAGGTGAACGCGGACAACAGGCGCGGCTGGCCGAAGAACATGGGGTCGCTCCCTCGTACATCAGCATGCTCGTCCATGGGCTGAACCGCGCAGAGCCGACACACGAGGAGGGGCGCCGTGACGCTCACCGTGTGGGAGTTGGCAGCTAGACAGTTCGAACCACGGCCTATCTCGCCATACCTCGCCGACCCAGCCGGATGGGTCAGAGATCGGCTCGGCGAACACCTCTGGTCCAAGCAGCAAGACATCATGGCCTCGGTCGTCACCAACCGGCGCACTGCTGTGAAGTCTTGCCACGACTCCGGCAAGTCCTACACCGCATCCCGCATCGCCGACTGGTGGATCGACGTCCACGAACCAGGCGAAGCATTCGTCGTCTCCACCGCACCCACCTACAAGCAGGTCCACGCAATCCTCTGGGAAGAGATCCGCAAAGCCGCGAAGCTCGCCGAACGCAACGGCAACGCCCTCCCCGGACGCGTCCTGCAGTCCGATGAATGGAAGCTCGACGACGGCACCCTAGTCGGATTCGGACGCAAGCCGGCCGACACCGACGAACACGGCTTCCAAGGCATCCACCGCCGCTACGTCCTAGTCATCATCGACGAAGCCTGCGGCGTCCCCGACCAGCTCTGGACTGCTGTCGAAGCGGTCACCACGAACGCCGACTGCCGCATCTTGGCGATCGGGAACCCCGACGACCCGAACACAGAGTTCGGACGGGTCTGCAAACCAGGCTCCGGGTGGGACGTCCACACGATCAGTGCTTTCGATACACCGAACTTCACCGATGAAGCGGTCCCCGAGGGTCTGCGACCGTTGCTCCTGTCGCCGGAGTGGGTCGAGGACAAGCAGCGGCGGTGGGGCGTCACCTCACCTAGGTACGTCTCGAAGATCCTCGGCGAGTTCCCCGACATCGGCGAAGACACCCTCATCTCCCCCAAGCTCATCAAAGCAGCCCAACTACGGTCGCTGAAACCGGACACCAATGATCAACGCCTGGGCGTCGACGTCGCTCGCTTTGGCACCGACCGATCAGTCGTCATGAACCTCTCCGGCTCGGTCGCGCGTGTAGTCGGCGACTGGGGCAAGCAGTCCACCACCGAGACAACCGGAAATGTTGTGGTGATTGCCCGCGAGATACTCGGCCCATTCGAGATCCGCGTGGACGGTGTCGGTGTCGGTGGCGGTGTCGTCGACCAGCTCATCGAGCAAGGTTGGGAAGTCATCGACATGCAGGCCGGCGCCGCGGCAATGGACTCCAAGCACTTCCTCAACGCCAGGGCCGAATGGTTTTGGGGGTTGCGGCAACTGTTTGAGGACGGCGACATAGATATCGACCCCGATGACGACGAACTGGCAGCCCACTTGGGGGCACTCAAGTACAAGTACACGTCGCGTGGGCAGGTGCAGATCGAGTCCAAGGACGAGATCAAGAAGCGCGGACTGCCTTCACCTGACCGTGCTGACGCTCTGATGCTCGCGGCCGCTCACGTCCCCGATCCGGAACGGATCTACGACCTGAGCGACTTGGAGCCTGACGTTGCCGACTTCGTGATCGACCCACTAGCCAGCTGAGGAGGATGCCGTGACCACACTCGACGACACGATCATCACCGAAGCTGAAACCGTTGCAGAACAGCGCGCCGCGTTCCTGTCCGATCAGCTCGAAGCAGCCTCCAACACCATCGAGTTGCTCAGCGAATCCGCGGCAGCGATTGAACTGTCCCGCGAAGATGCTGGCTGGAACAGTTTCTTGGCCCAGGCAGAGATGGACTTCAGCCGTGAAGGGTTGCGCCAGTCCGCCCAAATATGTCGGGCGCTGTCGATCGCGAACCCCATTTTCAAACGAGGCATCAGCCTGCGAACGTTCTACATTTGGGGATCCGGGGTTCAGGTCGCTGCCCGAGCCAACGGTCGCAGCACCAAGAACCCTGACGAGCAGGATGTCAACGCTGTTGTTCAGGGTTTCATCGACGGGGATGAGGCTAAGGCTGCGCTGTTCGGTGCAACCGCGAAGATCCGCAACGAACGGGCTCTCGCGAACGACGGGAACATTTTCACCGCCTTGTGGACGAACCGGGCCACCGGTGCTGTGCGTCCCCGCCTGATCCCTTTCGACCAGATCGCCCGGGTCATCTCGAACCCCGAAGACGCCAGCGAGCGGTGGTTCTTCTTGCGCCAGTACACAACCCAGATCCGTGAGACCGGCACCATCTCCGGCACTGAACGGTTGCGGACCGAGACTCGACGTGTGCTGTACCCGTCGATCGACTACCGTCCGGGCAGCCGATCTGACACCTACGGTGGTCTGCCAATCGAGTGGGATGCCCCGATTGTCGAGATGCAGGTCAATGCTCTGGATACGTGGGACTTCGGTGTCGGGGATGCGTTCTCGGTTGTGCCCTGGTCTCGCGCTTATGCCGACTTCCTGACCGATTGGGCACGAATCGTCAAGGCGCTTTCGCGGTTCACGTTCAAGCAGACCAACCCGACCGGTCGTGCGGCCAAGTCCGCCGAACAGGCACACCGCAACGCCAACACGCTGGACGCCACTGTTCCACCGCCGAACAGTCGAGCCGGCGCCACCGCCCATTTGGGTGCCGGACAAAACTTGGAAGCGATCTCGAAGTCTGGCGCAACCATCGACGCCGACTCGGGTCGCCCTTTGGCCGCGATGGTTGCCGCCGGCCTCGATGTCCCTGTCACGATGCTGCTGGGCGACCCCGGTGTTACGGGTGCCCGCGCGACCGCCGAAACGTTGGACTTTCCCACCGAACTGATGGCCGGCATGCGTCGCGACGAGTGGTCGGATTACCTTCGCCGGATCCTCGGATACGTCATAGACATGGCGGCCAAGGCGCCAGCGGGCCCCTTGCGACGGCGACGCGTGGTTCGCGACAACGCCACAGGCCGTGAGTACGTCGAACTGTTCGGCGACACCGACCGCACCATCGAGATCACCTGGCCCGACCTGTCCGAGATTCCGTTGAAGGACATGGTGACAGCGATCGTCGAAGCGGATGGCACCGACAAAATGCCGGAGGTCGAAATCCTCAAGCTGCTGCTCCACGCGTTCGGTGTCACCGACGTCGACGAAATCATCGAAAAGGCCACCGACGTCGATGGCAACTGGCTCGACCGTGCCACCACAGCGGGCCAGGCGGCAGTCGACGCGTTCCGGCGCGGCGAAAACCCCGCTGCGGCACTCGCCTGATGGCCTACAACAGCCAGAGCGACGGGATCGTCCGACAACTACAGGCGTCGTTGAGATTCATTGCCGACGACCACACCCGTCAAGCCACAGCCACATTTGTGCGTGCCTGGGACGATATTGCGCCTGAGTTGTTGGCCACGCTCGACGAAATCGCCGCCGATGGGGTCAAGCCGACCCGTCTGCAACTGGTGCGGTCTCGGCGCCTTGTGAACACGCTCGCGTTGATCGAGGACCGGTTGGCGGGTGCCGTTGACAAGTCAGCCAAGGCCGCGATCGACCAGCTGCACCTGATCGTCAACCAGGCCGGGCACACGACTGACCGACTCATCACGTCAATGCTTCCCCCTGGTGAGTCGGTTGCCGCGTGGACCCGGGTTGATGGTCGTCAGGTAGATGCGATTGTCTCGCGGACTGCGGACCGGATCACCAAGTTGTCTTACCCGTTGTCGGATGAGGCCACTGCTGCGATGAAGCGTGAACTGGTTCGCGGGATGCTCATTGGGTCTAACCCGCGTGAAACCGCACGCCGCATGGTGGGCCGTACCGAGGGTGTCTTCAACGGTGGGCTGTCCCGTGCTCTCACGATTGCCCGGACAGAGCAGCTCGATGCTCAGCGTGCGGCGGCGAAGATGGCTGAGGATGCCAACGCTGACGTTCTTGAGGACTGGGTGTGGACTGCAAACCTCGGCTCCCGCACGTGTCCAAGCTGCTGGGCGCAGCACGGAACCCATTACCCGCTTGAGGTGTCTGGGCCCGACGACCATCAAAACGGGCGCTGTACCCGCGTACCCGGCACGAAGTCGTGGAAAGACCTCGGGTTCGACATCGAGGAGCCGCCGTCAATTCTGCCGAACAGCGAGGAGCGGTTCGCCGCACTTCCGGTTGAAGATCAGCGAACAGTACTTGGACCGGGACGATTCGAAGCGTGGAAGCGGGGCGATTTCCCCATGGATCAGTGGTCGGTTCGCCGCGAAAATCCGGGCTGGCGCGATTCCTATGTACCTGCCAGAGTCCCAACCGTCTAATACAGCCGCGGGTCGAGGCCCTTGGTGTTGGGAAACCGGTCCACGTTCGACGGTTCGTAGAACACCGCCGGACACCATTTGCACCGGTTGACGATCGACATCCCGGTCACCCCGTTGCGCTCCACAATCTGGAAGTCCTCCGGGATCCACACGTGCTGCAGGCACCCATCGTCTAGGCCGCCCTCGTCGGCGTCGTCCTGTCCCATCCGACCACCGTACCCACACCAGGAGGCGTTCGCCATGGCGAAGCAGCAGACAATTCGTGAGACCGCAGCGCTGACCGCTGCTCCAGTTGGCGGCAAGCCGGGACGGCTGCTCGTCACTCTCATCACCCCCGGACAAGGCAGGTCCGGGTACTACTCTCCCGAGGTCCTCGAGGCGGCCGCCGCCGACGCCGTGTTCCCTGCCGGCACCCAGATGTACCTGGATCACCCGACCGAGTCGGAGGTCTACGAGCGTCCTGAACGGTCCGTGAAGGACATCGGAGCAGTGCTCGCGGAGAACGCCCGCTGGGATGGTGGCGCTCTGGTCGCCGAGGCAGACACGTTCAGCCAGCACCGCGAGTTGCTCAGCGAGATGCAGGCCCATATCGGCGTATCCGTTCGCGCAGCCGCATCGGTCAGCGAGGCCAAGGGGGGCCCGATCATTGAGAAGTTGATCCCGAATGACGCCAACACCGCCGACTTTGTCACGAGGGCTGGCCGGGGTGGGTCATTCACGATCCTGGAGTCCGCTCGTCCTGGCCGGGTCAACGAACGCGCGCTCAAGCACGACAACGTCACCGAAGCCACCGTCAACGACCAGCGCGAAATACTCGACGCCCTGCTCAAGTCCGCCCACGGCGGCGACAAGACGTACGTGTGGTTGCGCGACTTCGACGACACGACGGCCTGGTTCGAGATCTCTACCGACGACAGCGAGAAGACGTTCGCCCAGTCGTACACCACTGGCGACAACGGGCTCGCCGACACCTTGACCGGTGAGCGGACTGAGGTCCGCCAGGTCACCACATATGTCCCTGCCGTCACGGCCGGGCAGTCCACCGAATCCCATCAAGGAGATGCCATGGGAACCATCACCATCGAGGAGTCGGCACTGTCCGAACTCCGAGAGACGGCCGGCCGGGTGACGGCGCTCGAAAGTGAGCGCGACACCGCGGTCAAGGAGCGGGACGAGGCGCAAGCCGAGACCGCCACCCTCGAGGAGGCCGCTGCTCAGGCGACCCGCACCACGGACGCTGAGGCGCTCGTCGTCAAAGAGTCCAAGGACGCGGACATCGCGCTCACCAAGTTCGAGGTCAAGGGCATGGTCGCCGACCTGCCCATCAAGGAGGGCGCTCTCAATGTCGAGGCGTTCACCAAGACGGTCCAGGAGAACCTCACCGAGATGGCAGCCGACACCGGCCGCCCCCGCGGTTTCGGGTCCACCGTGTCCGAGGCCGGCACCGTCAGCGTCGACGACTTCGACGCCGAATTCACGAAGGAGGCCTGAGCGATGAAGAACGAAATCATCCGCCCCGGCACCGAGTTGTCCCTGCCCGTCCCGTCTGGCGCACTGTCCGGCGAGCCCGTCCTGATCGGCGGACTTGTTGGCGTACTGGCCACTGACCGCGGCGCCGGCGGCAACACGGCCACCAACGCAACCGTGCTGCTCGACGGTCGCGTCTACAAGTTCGATGTGGGCGGCGTCATCAGTGACGTTGGCACACCGATCTACATCACGGCGGCACGTGCCCTCACGGTCACGCTCACCGGCAACGACCTGTTCGGGCACTCGGTGGCACACGCCGACGGCACGTACGCAACCAAGGCGACGGGTGTCGGTCCGGCACTCGTGAAGCCGCTGACGGTCTGAGGAGGCCAAAGTGACCAGCTCCATCATCACCGGAGAGTCGTTCGGACTCTCCCCAGACCTGACCATGGTCGGAGAGGGCCCGTCGGCACGCCGCGACCGGGTTCGCAACGACCCCAAGATGCGCGGCGTCGTGATCGAGGCCAAGCGTCTGCTCGAGCAGGCGTGGACGGGCAACCGTTCGGCCATGATCCGCGTCAACGAGGCCATCACCACGTCGGACCTGTTCAAGTCCGCCGCCGGTGAGGTCCTCGACAGGGAACTCCTCGCCCAGTACGAGGACATCGAGACCCAGTGGACGAAGTTCGCGGCCCGCACATCGGTCAAGGACTTTAAGCGCAAGCAGCTCGTCGAGCTCACGCGCAACCGCCATGGTCTGCGTCGCGTCCCCGAGCACAGCAACTACCCGATCGCCAGCACGTCGGCCAACGAGCGTTTCATCTCGGTGGCCAAGTTTGGTGAGCAGTTCGGGTACTCGTTTGAGGCTCGGGTCAACGATGACATCGGTGAGTTGCAGCAGGTTCCCAACGGCTGGGCCACTCAGGCCCGGTACACCGAGGACGACGTCGCGCTCGAGCAGCTCGCCAACGTGACGACGGGTGCCCCGAACACGGCGTTCTTCAACGTTGGCAACGACAACCTGGGCACTGGTGTCTTGGATGCGGACAGCCTCCAGGCGGGCATCACCAAGGTGTCTACCAAGCGGGACAAGGATGGTCGTCTGTTGCGGCCCGGCCGCCTCCAGTTGGTTGTCGGTCCGGCATTGCAGTTCACGGCTGAGCGGGTTATGAACACCACTGAGGTGCGTGTGGTGCTCGGCAACGGCGACACCGTCATCCAGCCCAACCCGTTCCGCGGGAAGGTTGAGTTGACGGTGTTGGAGAACATGCCGGGCACCGCCTGGTACGTCATCCCGCTGCCGTCGGCGCCCCGTCCGGCGTTCTACGTCGCGTTCCTGCGTGGCTTCGAGACTCCGGACACCCGCTACAAGGCGGATCAGGGTCGGGCTCTCGGTGGCGGCGATATGGGTGCAGACGCGGGGTCGTTTGACGACGACACCATCTGGTACCGGACCCGGCACATCACCGGTGCGGCACAAGGTGACCCGATGTTCACTTACGCCTCGGACGGCATCGTCGCGGCGTGACCCCTGTCCAAGGGGCTCAGGTTCTTCACTGAGCCCCCTTGGACACCCCTTTTTGATGCCTGAGGAGGCACACAGCATGGCCAAGAACGACAAGCCCAAGTTCAAGATTTACGAGGATTCCGACTACGTCGAGGTGGCTCTCGACGGTGCGGACGAGCCGCTTTCCGATCGCGTTCCCAAGTCGTGGATCGGCACCGATCTGCTGCCCGATGGGGTCGTGGAATACAAGACGGGTTCGGCGTCGGCCGCCAAGGAGGACGAGCCGGTCAAGATCCCCGACGGTGACCCCTCCGACGGGTGGACGGTCAAGCAGTTGGACGCCTACGCCGAGCGGGAGAACATCGACCTGTCCTCGGCCGGGACCAAGAAAGACGAGCGCTTCGCCGCGATCGTCGAGGCCAAGACCGCACCTGCTGTCTGACGTCTGGCTTCCGGCCCGACCCAGAGGCGAATCCCTCTGGGTCGGGTCGGTGGCGGGGCGTCAGCAGCGTGAAGCGGTGCAAGAGACGCATTTCATAGAACGCGCTGAAGGTTCAACCGGGGGTTCCGTGGCGGGTAACGCCGGGCTCGTTCTGCGCCCACCTTTCGGCCCCTGTCACGGCGGTTCCTGCGCCCCGCCACCACACCCCTTTGAGGAGAGCCGCCATGCCTGACTCCACATACGTCGTCAGTACCCCCGTCGGGCAAACCAGGCTCCTCCTGAACGACGTGGCCACCCCGTGGGTGTTCACCGACGCCGAGATCACCGCGTTCCTTGAGATGGAGGGCGGCGTGGTCAAGTTGGCCGCCGCACAGGCGATCGACACGAATGCTGACAACGAAGCTTTGGCTTCGAAGGTGCTGCGTACACAGGATTTGCAGACCGATGGCGCGAAACTCGCCGACGCCCTGCATAAGCGTGCTGAGAACCTCCGCAACCAGCATTTCAACGATCTTGAAGGCGACGGGTACTTCGGTGTGGTTGAGGAGCCCGGTTACGGGTTCTATCGCCCCGAGCACAGCAACGGTTACCTCTGATGCCCCGCCCGACCCGCCACCAAGGCCGACCAGGCACGACGGTCATCCCGGCGGATTGGTCCGCGTCGCACGCCGTGGTGGCGGCCAAGACGTTCACCGCCCCCGTAGAAGTGTTCGACCCGGCCGCCGGCACCGAACCAGCCCTACAAGCTGATTTCACCTACTCCGCCGGTGCCGTCGCGGCACCGATCTTCACGGGCTCTGCCCGTATTCAGGTCATGAACGGTCAGGCCGCCGACATCCTCGGTGAGCAGCAGGTTCTGACGGCCCTGTATCTGGTCGTGGTTGATCGTGCTGCCGACATTCCTGTTGGGTCTCGTGTCCTCGTAGGCGACGGTGTTGACCCACTGTTGGACGGCCGTCACCTGATCGTCCGCAAAGCTGCCGGCGGTTCGTTGCGCTGGGAGCGGGACCTGTGGTGCGTCGATGACATGACGTACGAACCAGAAGGGGCCTGAACGTGGCGTCTATCGAGTTCGACGGTTCAGAACTGAATTCGTTCTCCGCCTCGTTCCACGGAGTAGTCGACGAAGTCGCAGCCAAAGTGGTGTTGGCGACTCGCAAATCCGCGGCCGACATCAAACGCGACGCCATGATTCTCGCACCGTTCGACACCGGGTTCCTGAAGGGCTCCATCACCTACGACACAACCATCAGTGCGAATGCGATCGAGGCCGAGATCGGGCCGACCGCAGAATACGGAGTCTGGCTCGAAGAGGGGACTTCGACGATGGCTCCCCATGCGTTCATGGGGCCTGCGTTCGACCGAAACGAGGGCTACTACGCGCAGGCGTTGTCGTCGATCCTTGGGGACATCTGATGGCCACCGTGTCCCGGAAGGCGCTTGCCGCCCTGGTGCACACCAACCTGACCTCCATTACCGGCGTGACCTTGTACGAAGGCGAACCGTCCAAAACACCCCCCACGATCCCCGGCGACACTGCCGGTCGTGTCCGCCCCTACGTCATCGAATGGCCCGGAGCGGGAACCCACGACGACGAGGAAGACCTCGCAGCGGACCACATCGGCCTGCTGTGGACATTCCAATTGTCATGCGTTGCGGGGAAGACCGCCGACCTGCTGCAGCTTGTCGATGCCGTCACCATCGGGTTTGAACGTTGGTCCCCCAGCGTCGGCGGGATCTCGCTCGGCCGATGCCGACAGCTCAACGACCCCGGCCCCCCACGACCGGACCGGTCCGTCACACCCACCAGGTACGTCCTGCCCCTGCAGTACGTGCTCCACGCCGGCACCTGACACAGGAGGAACCCCATGGCCGACAACAACGGTTTCGTGACCGTCTACGTGAAGAACGGTCCGACCAAGGGCACCAAGCAGCGCATCCCCAAGCACTGGTTGGGCGTGCCCTCGATCGCTAAGCAGTTCACCAAGACTCCCCGCCAGAAGAAGGCGGACGAGCAGCAGGTCACCCGCCCTGTTGAACCCGTGGCAACAACACCTGACGAGCGCGCAAACGCCGCCGTCGCCCCCGAGACCCCGGCCGCCGGGGAAAACAAGGAGTAACAATGCCTCGCTCACTCGCCGATGGTCGCACCAAGTTTTCAATTTTGACCACCAAGCCCCTTGATCCGGCTGCGCCGAACGTCACCGAGCTCAACGCCGGTATCGACGCATCCTGCAACGTCCTCACTTCGGACTTCCAGTTCGGCGCCGCTGCGTCGGACAAGGTCAACGAGGCCGCGCTGTGCACGTCGGACAATGCCAACACGCCCACCCGGGGCAACAACCAGTCGGCTTTCACGTTCTTCCGCTACTTCGACGCGACCGGCGCCTCTGACCCCACTGAGGGCGATGAATCGTTCCAGACGATGAAGATCAAGGGCGTCACGGTGTGGGTCTATGCCCGCCGCACCACGAAGGACTCAATCGATGATTGGGCCGCGGACGACGAGATCTTCCACGGCGCTGAGTTGGTCACCGATTCGGTGACGCCGCCGTCGGACATGGGCGGCTGGATTAAGTACAGGCAAGAGGCAGAAACTCAACAGGCTTGGCCGTTTATCACGGCCGTCGCCCCCCCCATCTAACCCCATGAACTCGGGAGGGTGTGCCGCCACGGGCGCGCCCTCCTGGGACTACCCCGACCCGTGGCAATACCCACCCGTGGAGAACATCATGACCGAGAACATCCCAGACCTCACCAACCTCGCATCCGAACCCGTCGAAGCCGACTTCGCCGACATCTTCGACGACTGGATCGGTGGCGCGACGATCGCGCAAAGGTCCGTCCAGATCTACGGCGACCCCGCCCTGTACGCCGAGTACGAGAAGCTGAATCGCCAGCTGGCGATCGAAAAGCAGGTCGCCGAAGCGGAACCGTCGCTTGGCGACAAGAAGGTCTCCAAGCTCGAGGAACAGATCACCGACCTCGCCAACCGCTGGGATGCCTCCATGTCCATGTGGACGGTGCGGGGACTGACCTCGGAGGAGCAGACGAAGGCCACGGAGCCGATGGACGAGCCGCCAGCCGAGCCTGACGAGCCCGAGAGGCCGATCCTGCCGCGCAACGCGAACGAGCAGGCACGCAAGAACCACACCCTTGCGATGAAGGCCTACGAGGCCGAGAAGACCACCTACGACGGCGAGTTCGCGATCTATGCCCCGAAGATCAAAGCGTTCAACCGCGAACTGAACCTACACCTGGTGTCGGCCGCAGTCCTGAAGATCGAGTGGCCCGACGGCCGCGTCAAGGCCGCCGAGCTCACCGACGACTACGAAATGGTCACCCCCGCGGTCACCGTCGAGCAGCTGGCACGGTTGCGCAAGCGCCTGGGCGACCTGCAGATCGCTCGTCTCCTGCAGGCGTCGCAGCTCGCGACATTGGAGGAGCCGGAGTTGACCGCCCCTTTCTCGCAGAGCAGCTCGCAGGACGGCCAGACCTTGTAACCGAGCTGAAGGCGGCGAGGGCTTGGAACCACAAGACCCCGTCGACCTTCTATGCGCTGCCCCAGCGGGAGCGCGCTCTGATGGTGGCGTTGCAGATGCACGAGCAGTCGATCCACCGGTGCGGGCACCCTGTGCAGCTGTCGATGTCGGCGGACACAGAGTTCACGCTCGAGGACGACAAGTGCTACGCCTGCGCTTTGCTCGAGGAGAACCGGAGTTCTGCTGGCGACACCGAGTCCGGTGTGTCGTGGCGGGCGGAAATCATCCGCCGGCCTTGATCTAGAACCAACTACATAACCGGAGTTCTGCGACAGGTGACCAAGAGTCGGGTACCGCGTGGCGCTCACCTTCATCGAATAACTAGACATTTGCCTGCCAGGAGGTTCACATGCCGTTGTCCCGGTCCGTAGCTGTGCGCCTGAAGGCGGAAATGTCGGACTTCCGCCGCGAGTGGCGCGAAGCCGGCAAAGAGGCAGACCGTGCCGGCGACAAGATCAAAGGTGCTGGCAAAAAGGCCAAGCAGACCGAGGTGCCGATCGGGCAGCTCGAGACAACTGTCGCCCGCACCACCGCCCGGTTGAAGCGCCACCGGGCCGAATGGGACGCCGTCGGTACCTCGTTCCTTCGCTCAGGCATGCTCATCGCGGCAGCCGGCGTACTAATGACCAAGGCCGCGATGGACTGGGAGTCCCAGTGGACCGGCGTCACCAAGACCGTCGAAGGCACACCCGCGATGTTGTCAAAGGTCGAGGCCGGGCTACGCGGCCTGGCTAAGACATTGCCGGAGTCCCACAAGAACATCGCGAAGGTTGCTGAGGCCGCAGGCCAGCTCGGCATCGCCACCGGTGACGTGGTCGAGTTCACCCGGGTGATGGTCATGCTCGGCGATACGACAGACCTGACCGCTGATGAGGCGGCGACGTCGTTGGCGCAGCTGATGAACGTCATGGGCACCGCCCCGGACAAGGTCGACGAGCTCGCCTCGACGCTGGTGTACCTGGGCAACCGTGGTGCGTCGACGGAGAAGCAGATTGTGCAGATGGCGCAACGTATCGCGTCTGCCGGTGCGATCGTTGGCCTGTCCGAGTCGGACGTGTTGGCTGTGGCGAATGCTGTGGCGTCGACCGGTATTGAGGTTGAGGCTGGCGGTTCGGCGATCTCCAAGGTCCTGATCGACATCGGCAAGGCTGTCGACTCCGGTGGCGGCGACCTAACGAAATTCGCTGAAGTCGCAGGCATGAGCGCGACGGACTTCACCAACGCCTGGCGGTCCGACCCGGCGTCCGCGCTGGCCTCGTTCACCGAAGGCCTTGGCCAGTTGGACGAGAAGGGCCAGTCCGCGTTCGTGGCCTTGGAGCAACTCGGCCAGTCCGACGTGCGCACCACTCGTGCACTGTTGAACTTGGCGAACTCCAGTGACATGCTCCGAAACTCGCTGGCCGACGGCAACGCCGAGTGGGAGCGGAACCAGGCCCTGGTCGAAGAGGCTGGGAAGCGGTACGACACGGCTTCTGCCCGCGCTGAGATCGCGTGGAACAACATCAAGGACAACGCGATCGACGCCGGGCAGGGCATGCTCCCGGTCGTTTCCGAGATGGCTGACGCGGTCTCGGCCCTTGCTGGGGTGTTCGGGATGCTGCCTGGCCCGATCAAGGGCAGCATCGCACCGCTCGCCCTGGTGACCGGCGGCAGCCTGCTGCTCGTCGGTGGTCTGATGAAGGCGGCAGGCGCCGTCACCACGTTCAAGGCGAACCTAGCCGCGCTGGAGTTGCAGTCCCCTAGGACGGCAGGAGCGGTCGGCAAGCTGACCAAGGCAGCGGCCGGAGCTTTAGCGGTGTTCACCGCTCTCCAGATCGCAGGGAAGTTCTACGACTCCGGAGATCGCGCCGGCGTCGCGACGTACACAAGCCAGCTCCTGGACATGGGCGACGGGGCCGCGGCGGCACGGAAGTCGCTCGACAAGCTGTTCACTATCGAAGGGCCGGGCAGCGAGTTCTGGGGGCAGACCTACGCGGACATCAACGGCCTCGACGACGCAATCCGTGCACTGCAGCCGGGCAAGCTCGAGAGTCTCCAGCAGGGCCTTCAGGGCATCTTCACGGAGACCCGCAAGGAGGCGGCCGAGAAGTCGTTCGCGCAGGTCGACAAAGCCCTGACCGGACTGCTGGCGGACGGCGCCGGCGATGAGGCGGCGGGCAAGTTCCGGTCGATCTCAGCAGCGTTCGCCGATCAGGGCAAGTCCGTGAAGGATCTCGCGGCAGCCTTCCCGGGCTACTCAGATGCGCTGCAGAATCTCGAGAACGACCAGAAGCTGGCCGGCAAGTCCACAGAGGAGCTCGCGGAGAAGTCGACCTACCTCAACCAGGCCCTCGGGCGCATGGGCGGCGCTGAGGACGCCGAAAAGAAGCTCGATCAGCTGCGTCAGTCGATCGAGGACGCCGGCGACGCGTGGACCGACGCGACGCTGCAGTTCGACGACAAGAGCACCCTGAAGTCTTGGATCTCTGACCTCGAGGAAGCAGCGCAGGCCCAGGAGAAGTGGGCCGACAACATGGTCAAGGCCGCCGCCCGCGGTGTCGATGCCGACGTCCTGTCCAAGTTGCAAGAGCAGGGCTCCGCGGCCGCTGGGGTCCTCGACGAACTGGCCAACGGGTCGCAGAAGTCGATCGACAAGGTCAACACCCTCCTCGGTTCCCTCGGATCAACCAGCAGTGTTCTCGCCGGGATTCTCGCCGAAGTCGGCGACGACATCCTTGTGCAGTTCGACGTCAAAGGCGACAAGGACGCCGTGGCGAAGGCGATGGCTGTGGCCAACGCCACCGAACTCCCCAAGGACTACGTCCGCACCATCCTCGACGCACTGGACTGGGCCACCGACGACATCAACAAGGTGCTCGACGGCATGGACAACCTCGACGGAACTGCCGCGAATCCAACGATCCTGACCAACGACGACAGGGCGCAGGCTGCGATCCGCAGCGTGTTGGCGGGGTTGCGGGCGATCGACGGGAAGAACTGGGTCGCCAACATCATCCAGACCACTACGAAGCGCACCGTGTTCGGCGATGACCGTGGCAACGCGGCACGGGGCGGCTACACCGGGCTGCAGGTCCCGGCCGGCTACGCCGGTGGCGGCAAGGTTCCTGGCACACCGCCGGCGGACCCCCGTGTGGACAACGTGTGGGGCTACGGTGCCCGGTCCGGTGAGCCAATCCGTGTTCGTTCCGGCGAGTGGATCGTCAACGAACCGCAGTCGCGCAAGAACGACAAGTGGTTGGGAGCGGTCAACGCTGGGCTCAACATTGACGACTTCATGGCCGACCTCGCTTCATCGATCATCACCAACGGCATGCCGATCGGTTACGCCGCCGGTGGTCGCCACCCTTCGGTCATCCCCGGTTACCGAACTGGTCGCGGGACGGCTGCCAGTTCGACAGTCCTAGCTCCACGATGGGGAGCGTCGGCTGGGTGGTCCGAGTCCGCGGCCTATCGTGCCCCGGCTCCCGCGAGTGGGGCCGGCGGTCCCTCGTCCTCCACGCGCGGGTCGGCGCAGAGGACATATCAGATCAACGCCTATGCACCAACCGAGGTTGCGTCCGAGTTTGTGCGATTGATCCGTTTCGCAGAGGGCACGAGCGCACTAGGGGCTGGCGTATGAGTACGACGCTTCGGCTGGGCGAGTCCGGTATTACGCTAGGTGAGATCGATTCGCTGGGCTGTCGGTGGGGTGCGACGGGTGACGAGCCCTGGTCGCCGTCACCTGCGCCGCGCGCGAACACTGGTGATCTTGCCAACGATCACGGCTCGTGGGATGCGACCGAGTTCTATGGGCCGCGTTCGTATGCGCTGGATGGATATATCATCGCTCCGACGCATCAGGCGTTACACCAGGCGAAGGGTCGACTGTTCGCGGCCTGTCCGATCGGGGCGTTCGAGCTGCGTGTGAGCGAGCCGGGTTTCGAACGCTTTGGCACCTTTCGTCGGAATGGTGAGGCGGTTTGGGCCGAGCTTAGTCCGATCAGCCCACCGACTGCCCGATTCTCGGTGCCGTTGATTGCTGTCGATCCGCGTATCTACGGCACGAATTCCAAGACGGCAACAACCAACTACCCGTCCACTAGTGGCGGCCTTGAGTGGTCCGCGACGTGGCCTGTGACGTGGGATGCAACGGTCACTTCTGGGCAGATGGTCTTGACGAACGAAGGCGACTCCCCCGCGCCAGTGCTGTGGCGAATCGATGGGCCGGTGACGGACCCGATGGTTGTCGATTTGGCTACGGGTGACCGAATGCGGGTCAATCTCGATATTCCGGCGGGCGACTGGATCACGATCGACACCGCCACTCATCGGGTGCTGTACCGAGGCGAACAGGGCGCGACGCGCCGCTCGAAGTGGTCGGGTCGGTGGTTGGGCGTCAATCCTGGTTCGCACCAGTTTGGGCTCAGTGCGACCACTGGTGACCCCGCCGCTGAACTCACCGCCACCTACCGCGATACATGGATTTGAGGATCGAACATGGCTACTGATGGAATGGTTCGCCGCTGGAACAGCGTGGCGTACAGCGGCGTGGATGAGCGTCGCCTTGACAGCGTTCTTGCGATGCCCGGGCCGTCATCGGAGCCGTTCTCGGTGCTCGGTGGTCGCCGGGTCAACGGTGCGGGCTTGGCCGCGTCGGTGGGTACTGGTCCCGATTCGGTGACGGTCGCTGCCGGTGGCGGCATCGTCTACGACTCGACGTATGCGGCTGGCGGTGGCTGGGAGTTTGCTCTCGCCGCGTCCAAGACAGTGAATCTTGCCGCGCGCCCCGGTTCCGGGTTGTCTCGCATCGATCTTGTTATTGCTCGCATCTACGACCCGGATTCGTCGGTTGGTGCGGTCCGTGAACTGAAGATTGAGGTTGTCGCCGGCACTGCTTCCGCCTCGCCTGCTGCACCGGCCCTTCCTGCATTGTCGCTAGAACTGGCCCGATTGACCGTCCCCAACGTCGCTGCCGTCAGCTCGACGCACTCCACTGCCCGCACGGTTGCCGCTGGCGGCGTGTTGCCGGTTTCGACGACTGCCGCTCGTGACGCACTGGTCGGCGATGGGATTGCCTATCCCGGAATGGCCGTGTTCAACCAGCAGGTGGGTGCCTTGCAGGTGCGTACCGATTCGGGCTGGGACTCCTACGCCAAGGCCGAAAACACCGGCCAGGTGGCCTGTACCGCCGTCGGCGGATTTACATCCAACGTGCTGGCCCAGATCAGGGACGGCGTGCTGTTTCTCGATGGCTACTTGCAGCGTCCGTCTAGCTACTCCCCGAACCTGACGGCCTGCATCAACCTGCCCACCACGGGCGGATTTACCGGGATATCTACAAGGCTAGGTGGCAGCACTCGCTACATTGTTGCCAGCCCGCCGACGACGGGCACCGAGATTTCTGTCCGCGCCGCGATTTCGGGGCCGCAGATACTGATCGCCATGACAGCGCCCAATAGCAGCGCCATCCACGTGGGCGGCAACGCCATCCCGCTCGACGGCGCTTGAGATGACGCTGACCTGGTATGTCGCGGATCTCAAGAGCGGCGAGGTTCTTGAAGAACTGCCACTCGTGGTCACGTCACCGCTCGAACGAACGGTGGGCGCCGCGCGGACTTGCGCTGTCAGACTGCCCGTCACGTCCGCGACCTGCCCGCCCGATTGGGCGAACCTGCTCATTGGTGGCCGCACGATGCTGGTTCCGGTCAATGATGGGACACCCATTGCTGGCTACCTGCTGACCAGCGCCGAAGCGGGCGGGCCGGAGGTTCCGATCGGGCTGACCACGCTTGAGGCCATCCTTGATGCCGACTATTGCCCCGCGCTCGACTTTGTTCAGACCGACGAGTCGCAAGTTCTGGCAGACCTTGTAAACGATCGCCTTGCCACGCAGTTTGGATTGACGGTCGACGTCACGGATTGCGGCAAGGTTTCGGACCACACCTACTACGCCACAGAGGATCGGCGTATCGGTTCTGCCGCTACGGAGCTGATGTCTGGTGGTGGTCCCGAGTGGATGGTTCGGGTCGAGTGGGAAGACGCCGACCGCACCCGCTTTCGCAAGGTGTTGCAGATCGCTCCCGAGGTTGGTCGGCGCATTGAGGCGACGGTGTTCTCTGATGAGCACGTGTCGAGTCGCAAGCGTCCACGCAATTGGGGGCCGGAGAAGTACGCCACGGGTATCCAGGCCACAGGTGACGGTTCGGGCGACTCCCGACCGATCAGCGAACTGGTCACCGACGATGCCGCGCTCGCTGCCGGTAGTCCCTTGTGGGTGGATCGGGTGGAGGCTTCTGCGATCGACGGCGGGCCCGATCTTGCCGAGTATGCGGCTGCCGTGTTGCAGCGTCGTAGGTATGGGTTGCAGACGTGGGAGTTGGAACTTGCTACTGGACCGGATTCGACCCCGCGCGTTGGTGTCGATTTCGATGCTGGCGACACAGTGACGATGCAACTGGGTCCGACTCGCTGGGATTCGGCCGCGTGGAATGGTCCGGCTCGTATTCAGGGTTGGCGGGCAAGCGTGCAGGACAACAAGTTGATTTCGATGACGCCAGTGTTTTGGCAGCCAACCGATCAGGGAGTGAGTTGAGTGATGGAGCCAATGCGGTCTAGTAGTCCTCTTGCGCGTCTCGCGCAGTCGGAGCGAGAGAACCGTCGACTGCGCGATGAGTCGCATTCGTCGGCCCGTGCGCTGGGTAACTCCACGATCAGTCGCGGCGTCTTGGTTGTTGAGGAAGACGGCTCGATCGTTTCAGACAGCACCACCGTTGGCACACGAATCGTCGAGGGCCGTGTCGAGGTTCGTCAGTCGCCTGAGGATGAGTGGATTCCGATCTTAGATCCCAGCAACCTCCCCGACCCCACCGACGGGCTACCGCCTACCACGGCCCCGGTGCCGGTGGCCTTGCCGTTTGCGGTGGGTGCGGTGCAGGTGTCTTGGCCAGATATCTCCAACCCAGACCCCGTCCTTGGGTATGAGGTTGCGGCGAAGTCGACCACTCCCGTTCCCACTGACGGTTCGGCTACCCTTCCGGGCCTGAGAGGTTCTGGAACGACGCTCTCAGAACTATCTGGCGTTGACGTTCCCACAGACGGTTCCCCGGTGTACGTGACGGTCCGCGCTGTTGACGCCGATGGTCCGGGTCCGTGGTCCGTTGAGGTGTCTGCGGCTGCTCAGGTGGTCGACTTCGAGCAGGTGTCGCAGGCGATCAAAGACTCCATCATCGCCGCTGATGATAAGGCGATTGCCGCTCAGGGTGACGCGACGACAGCCATCACGGATGCTCTTGCCGCTGCTAACGCTGCCGCTACTGCTGACGGTAAGGCTGTCTCGGCTGATAGTAAGGCAGTAACTGCTGATGGAAAGGCTGTCGCTGCTCAGACTGATGCGGATCAGGCAATTGCTGACGCGCTCGCTGCTGCTGCTGCCGCGCAGACTGCGCAGAATGTGGCCGACGATGCGATCCGAACGTGGTATCAGGCGACCGCACCTACGGGTCTGAACGACACGACTGATCTTGGCGATCTGTGGTTCGACACCGACGACAATCAGGCGTATCGGTGGGGTGGGTCTGGCCCCGGCTGGATTCTGATTCAGGATAATGCCATCTCCGTGGCATTGGCGAATGCTGCTACTGCGCAGGACGCAGCGGACGCGGCGCAGGCCAAGGCTGATGCTGCTGCGACCCCCGCGAACGTCGAGGCTGCGCGTATTGCCGCTGAGGCTGCTGCCGCGCTCGACGCGACCACAAAGGCTGAGGCTGTGAAGGCTGAGGCGTTGGCTGCGACCGCTGCGGTGGGCGGTGTGGAGATCGGCCCGTCCGCCCCGGTTCCAGAGGTTGAGCATAGATGGACTGACACGGCTGACGCTTCGACGTCGGAGAAGTTGCTCGACGGTGTGGTCACGCGCACGAACATCGGCACCAACCCGCGTTTGGGTGTGAACGCAACGGGGTGGTATGGAAGTGGTGGCACACGGGTTGCTCAGGGTGCGGGGTGGGCGTTTCAGGTAGACGGGTCCGCTGCCTACCCGGCTACACCGACGAGCGCGGGCACCGTGGGGCAGTTCTGGTCCGGGTCTGTTGTTGTTTCTGGACCGGCCGGGCGAACCGTGAATGTCTATATCACCAGCGATGGTGGTGCCACGCATGGCAGCACAACCACCGCCGTCGTCCTGACGGGCACCCCGCAGACCGTGGCTCTGACGTCCAGCGGCGGCGCCAGTGGCACCGGGCCGCGTGCTTTCGTGTACCCCACCGCGACTGGTGGCGCGTGGACTGCCGGGCAGATGCTGACCGCCACGGACGCGCTAATCGAACAGGTGAGTGGGGTAGGGGTTGCTGCTGGCGACTACTTCGACGGTGCCACGCCGGACGAACTAACCAAACGGCTCTGGATCGACACGACACTGATTGGATCTCCTGCCACACCCGGCAACGTTCCGAAACGGTGGGACGGATCCACATGGGTCGCCGCGACCGACAAGGTAGCCGTGGACGCCGCCGCTGCTGCTGCGACGGCTGATGCGAAAGCGGTAACTGCAGACGGTAAGGCCACCGATGCCCAGTCCACCGCAGACGCCGCCGAGACGCCCACTGGCGCTCAGACGAAGGCAACGGCTGCTCAGACTGCGGCAATCAACGCCGCTGCCACGGATGCCACCACGAAGGCGAACAACGCTGAGGCTGCCGCTGAGGCTGCCGCTGCGATCACCGCACAGGCCAAGGCTGACCTTGCCAAGAGTCAGGCCATCGACTCAGCCGCGAGTACCGCTCAGACGAAGGCGGACGTAGCGAAGGACGAAGCGATCGCTGATGCGGCTATCGCAGCGCAGACGAAGGCCGACGACGCCCGTGACGCGGCGATCAGCGATGCGGTTGCCAAGGTCGCTGCTGCCAAGTCTCAGGCCATCGCTGCGGCGAAGGTCGAGTCGGACAAGAAGGGCAAGGTCATCATCCAGTCCGCAGCACCGGATGCCGCCGACCGGCTCGTGCAGAACCTCTGGATCGACACCACTGGCGGCGCGAACACTCCCAAGCGGTGGACCTCAGGCACAACATGGACGGCCGTAACCGACAAGGCTGCCACCGACGCTGCCGCCGCTGCTGTGGTCGCGAAGGACGC